CGACACCCGGCCAGACAGCATTGGCTACACCCAAACCAATACCCACGGCATTTTCAGCCCAATCTTGCTTGGGGTTGACCAGTTCAATGGTCTTTTCAGACGGATCCACAACTTCATCCTTACCAACAATCACAATCGTTTCACCAGTTTCAGCAAGCTTTGTTGCTACCTTAGGAGGAAGAAGACCTAGATCGGCAGGAACGGCATTCTGCTTATTTTCTTCCTTCACATTGCTGATAGTGGTGACAACCTTGTCTCCAAACACACGCTCCAACAGGGAGCACGATGCACACGACATCCCCAGCACTGCGGCGAGCAGTGCAGGGATCCAAAACTTCTTACTAATCATACTTGTAAATCTCCATCCTCAGCACTCCAAGGCGGGGTGCTTTCGTTCTTCACAGGGTTCAGCGAGGATTGCAGCATCATGCTGACCTCACGACCCTTTTCATAACTGTCAATCTCACCAAGAGACTGAAGGTCCAAACTGTTGTCCATGTATTGTGCAACAAGAGCTTCACTCTTTGCAGCAGGGCTCTTCTTGTACTTACCCATGGACTCAACGTAGCTAGGGAACTGACCCTGCTTAGTCATACGAATCACGAAGTCGTTACCCCTCTTAAGAGAGAGCATCGTCGTGTTGTCGGGATCATCCTCATCAGTGAACTCGTCGTTCACCATACACATCATGACCTTGTCAAAAAGCTGCTTGCTCATACTAAGCATCTTAATCGGGTCTTCACCTTGCTCCTCAAGATCACGGACAATCGCGATACTATAGTAGCGAGGACGAGGCTTGATCATGCGAGCCATAGTCGCAAACTTGCTTTCATCGTCACGACCCAGACCAGCATCATTGTGACGCTTCCAGAGATCGTAGTAAAGCTCGCACATCGGGCACTTCTCGTGCTGAGTCCTGCGACACTTGTAGTAGTTCCACTTACCATCCCCGTCCTGGTAAGCATGGAGCTTAGTTTCCACAAAGAAGTCCAGAGGATCTTCCTTGCCAGGGAGAAAGCGAACAACATTGTCGCCTTCAGTGGGGGACCAGAACCCGTTCGAAGAACCAGTGTTCTTCTTAGGATCCGAGTTCATGTTCTTGTGCATCTCGCGTAGTTCTGCTAGTGTTTTTGCCATCTTATTCTCCTTTAGGCTATTTCTGCAATTGAGTGCTAACTGTTTTGGTAAAGCTTGGATTCCTGCCTACTGTTAGCGGAAAGCTGGACAAGCATGTCTTTCTTCATCTCAAGAGTGCTACAGATACCCTTAGCATAGCCATAGCATTCCTTGAGACGACGAACTTCGTTATTCAACTCCCTGGTAGGTTCCAGGGATTGAACATAATCTTCGGCGGCGACAGCCGTGAGCTTAACGCCCTCGTCTCTCTTACCATTACGAGCAGATGCCTTGTAGTTCTCCAAAGCATCTTCAGCGTCATCTAGTAACCGCTTGGCCTTAATCATAATACCATAATAATAGCCATGGGTTGCTGAAATTTCACGAAGCTCGTCAGCAACTCCGTTAGGGTCACGAGCTACCTCTCCCAAGGTCTTAATGGTGTATTGATAAAGATCTTGGGTAATGTTGTTCGGATCAAGCATAAATTGTTGCGAATAGTTTAGGGTTAAGGTGATGCAGAGTCATCGTCTGCTTTGACAATGCTACCACAAGCTGCTCGTTGGTCAAGAACATCCTTTGGGAATCGAAGTTCTTTTCATCAAGTCCTGCGCCTTCAAGCATACAGTGGTAGATTTCATGTATAATAGTCTCCCTTGCGTCAGAATCAGAGAGATTCATCTCAAGTTTGATCTTATATTCGTCCCAAATGCAGACACCATCTACTTTTTGGTCATCCTGATGAAGATCAGAATGCAGTTCAATGATAAAAGAAGCCCACCCAAGATTTACATGGGTGATCTCCTTCTCAATAAATTTGTTGTAGATGTGTCTCTTTTCCTTGATAAAAGGAAACTCACTCGGCGTGTTGCTCTTCATGTGTTGGTTCTCTCATTTGTAGCGTAGAGTAGTCGATACTCACGTTAATCAGGTAGTGCTGCTTTGAGTCTCTAGCCTTCATGACGTAAGCTCTCATCGAACCCTCATCATACTCTTCTTGAGTCTGGTTTAAAGAAATAACCCAATCTGCGGGTCGAATCTTTCCGTAGGAGTCACCAAGCTCTGCGTCTGTGATGATCGGGACACGCCTTGCCTGCCTGTTGGTTTGTGAGGCAGTCCAGATCAGACAGTTATGCTCTACTCCAAGACCACGAAGCTCTTCTGCAATTCTCTGTTGAGCCTGATACTCAGAGTCGATGATTCGGTTAGGTCTCAAAAGTTCCAAGTAGTCCACAATCAAGATGTCTGGCGTAAAGTTCTTGTGAAGCTTAAGCTGCACAAGGTATGCTCTAAGCTGATTGACGTTACAGGCTCCCGTAGGGAACTCCTTGATTATAAGTTGTCCCTGAGTCTTGGACTTAACCTCAGTAAGCCTCTCCTTAAGACGAAACTGACCAAGAGAAGTGTTCAAGTTCCTGATCTCTGTAATTACAGAGTCGAACCTGCCCGCAATCTTGTCCTCACTCATCTCTAGAGAGACATAAAGGACATTCTTTCCTTGGAGGAGGTTGGTAGCTCCCTGGTTGACAAGATAAAGAGACTTACCTACACCTGGGGGAGCTACAACCATGGCTAGCTCCTTCGCGCTCAGGCCACCCTCTAGATGTCTATTGTGAGTGTTGAACACGGTAGGGATGCGATCTCGATTATCTTCCTGGTAAGATCTGGAGATACGCTCAACAATATCATTGAAGTAGTCCTGGCCTACATCAACATTACGGTTGACGAGAAGAGCAGTCTTAACAAGCTCTTCCACTTGTCCGATATCCCCTTCATCGTTCAGGATAGCGACAGCCTTTCGGATAGCAGACTCCATCGCTCGTTGCCTAGCGAACTCTTCAACGGTATCAAGAACAAAGTCTCGATCCTCAAGACAGGACTTGTCGAACCCGTTGATCTCAGCAATCGCGTTCTCGTAGTCGATGCCCTCCGAGTCTGCTCCAGAGACATTTGTGACGATGAAGTCTGCAAGAGCGTTGTCGGAAGGAAGCTTACGATACTTATCGTAGTAATCTCTGACTCCCAAGAAAACATTCTTATATGCAGGGAAATCGAAGAACTCAGGCTTGAGGAGGGGAACGATCTCGGAGAAGAATTCAAGATCGTGCTTGAGAAGGTATAGACACCCCTTCTTGGTGTTGTCGGAAATGTGATAGGGCATATTATATTATAGGTTCGAGCCTATGGTATTATCGTTTTTTTCTAGGCCCAGGGCCGATAGTACCATCTTTGGTTAGAGTTCTGTTAACATTCTTTAGATTTTGAATCTTATTCGCTCTCTCCTGATCATTCAGTCTTCGAACCTGTCCTTGCTCTGCAAGAACTTTATAATTAGGCATCACACGCTTATAGTGTTGCCCACCAGATTTAACTCTTTCTTTTGAAGCTGCGATGGATTCTTCGTAGAATTTAGTCGCCTGCTTCTTGTCCATACCTTCTATAGCATATCTACGACGTTCTCTCATCGCATGGTAAGAGTTACGACCATGCTTGATCTCTGGGGCACCCGTGACGAGACGGTCAGCGGTAGACCCACATGAGCACTTTACCACATCAGGAGGCATGTTACCATACTCAACCTCTTCATAAACTTCGTAATCTCTAGGATCATCCCAATCAGGAAGAGCATCAGCTTCCTCCTGACTGAGACTGCTAACGAGAACTTGTTCAGTGTAGATCCCGTCTACGATTGGAATGTGACGGAGTTCTTCCTTTTCACATTCCAAGCAGTAGTAATTGTAGTAAGGCATTATGCCCCACACTCCCCGTCAATCGTGCAGGAACCCATCACACGCTCGGCTTCAGCTTGTTCAGTAGCGACAAGTTGCTTTGCCTTGGCGATGTTCTCATCGGTGAGAGGGAGAGCTTCGAGAGGCTCCATACCCTTCGAACCAGCACGATAGACCGTCATGCCCTTGAGGTAGGGTGCGAACTTGAGAGCCATCTTGGAAACGACCTCATGGTTTGCATCATTAGGCAGGTTGATGGTCTTGCTGATCGCATTGTCAACATACTTTTGAATGCACGCCTGGACAGCCATGTGTTGTTCGGGGGTGATATCGTAAGAGCCAACAATGTGACGACCATCGCCACCATCAGCAAGAGCTTCCTTAAACATGGGGTCGAGGACCATCTGCGACTTCCAAGTATTACCCTCGCGGTAGCGACGGTTATACATCGGAGCGAAGATCGGCTCGATACCAGTCGAGGCACCATGCACCATGGAGACAGTCCCCGTAGGAGCAGCCGTAAGCATCACAGCGTTGCGAATACCATGCTCCTTAATGAGCATTCGGATACGCGCAGGCAGAGTCTTAGCGAACTCTTCATTGAGATACTTGCGAGCATTGAACTCGGGGAACGAACCACGCTCACGGGCAATGTAAACCGAGGCAAGGTAAGCTTCGTTTCTAATAGTTGTGTAGAGACGATCAAGGAACTCAATGCACTTGTCGGTGCCATACTTCACACCCAGCTTGATAAGCATGTGGTGCAGACCCATGGTGCCCAGGCCAATGCGACGCGAGCGATCACCTGCAATCTTG